CAGCTCAGAAATCTTGCTAGATGTTGACTTCGGGGAAGTCAGCTCATTCGTAATGAGCCAAGGCGGTTCAACTCCGACATCTAGCTCTGCGGGGAGGGTAGTCCTAGTTTCCCGGCTGTGGCTCATAACCACATGCTGATGTCGGGTGCAACACCGACCTCCGCTAAAATTTCAAGGAGAACTATGCATCGTGAAGAAGAGGCTTTTGATCTAGGGTACAGAGTCCTAGCTGATGGCAGCGTTCGTAGTCCTAGTGGCAACATACTGAGCGTCAGCAACACAGACAAGAATGGCTACCCTCAGTTTCGATTCAGGAAGGGTGGTCCTTTAGTACAGGTTCATAGGATGGCGGCTTTTCAGAGGTTTGGTAGTGATCTGTACAGCCCAGGCATAGAGGTTAGGCACATCAAGAACGATCCAGGAAACTCTAGGCCAGATAATGTGTGCTTGGGTACACACAGTCAGAACTCTATGGACATAGCACCTGAAACAAGAAAGAGAGTAGCTAGGGTAGCTGCTGCAGTTCAAAGAAAGCTTACGGATGAGCAAGCTGCACAGTTGAGGAGAGACAGGATGGAGCTACTTACCCAGAGCTGATGATCAAGTATGGTATAGCCAAGAGTACGGTGCACTTCATAGTGAGGGGTAAGACGTACAAGTAGATACCGCCTACGGCGTCTGGCACGCAACTAGGTTTCATAAGCCTGGATCAGTGGGGTCGGCACCCACCGTAGGTACTATTGCTGGTGTAGCTCACGTGGTAGAGCAGCGGTTTTGTAAACCGCAGGCAGAAGGTTCGATCCCTTTCACCAGCTCAATTAGAATAGTTAGACCATTCCTGGGTATCATAATTGGTCGTGAGCCTGACTGTTAATCAGGACTATGGGGGTTCGAATCCCTCTCCAGGAGCAAACAACTTCCGTTCTAATCCGAAAGGTAGCAGGAACAACACTGATGCATCGGTGCCTGAAAAGGAAGTTGTCTATGCCCCCAGTGATTGGAGCACAGTCAGGCCTTCTAAGCCAGACGTTCCGGGTTCGAATCCTGGTGGGGGCGCAAGGAGAACTATATGAGTGCAGAAAAGGATGAGTTCGATGTGGCTCTAAAAGAGGCACTGTCTCAGAATGTAGGTTTTTTGCCAGAGGGTCCATGTGTGGAGCTGGCCCAAAGGATGTTCACAGCGAAGGTGATAGATGCTTACATAAAGGGAGACTTTATGTACGTGACGCTAGAAATGCCACCTATTAAATACATCACAATTACCTTCACTATTGAAGAACCACCAACAGGCACGGAACAATGCGAGACGAAACAGAACACGACAGACTCACACAAGAACTACTCACAGGAATAGAAAAGCTGTGGCCGGAAGAGTACAAAAGGGTCTATAGCAAAGTAATGGGCAATGGAGACATTGATCCAACCTTTGTCGGATTTATAGATATCTACGAGGCTCTGTCTCGTATTATTCCAAAGCACTTCACAGTTTTTGATGTAGGGTGTGCTTATATGTTTCAAGCATACTACTTCAGAGATCACGTGAAGTATGTGGGCATTGATGTTCCACCAGCTACTGATGAAGAGAGAACAGAGTTCCCGTGTGCAGAGTGTTTTGACTTAGATGCACGGTTAAAGACTCCGAACTCTGTCTACTGCCCAAGTAGGATTTCGTGTCCAGAGCAGCTGATGGCTATTAAGACCAAGGAAGCAGATACAGTTAATAGTCCCAGCTTCGCTATTTGTTCCTATGTCCCTGGTAGCATTGGGAACATGGTCAGAAAGGTGTTTCCTAATTGCTTTGTGTACTACCCAGAGTCATCAAAAGAAGACCTGGCTCTATTCAGGAGGTTTGGAAAATGATTATGAAATGCGAGCATTGTGGTAATGCTGACTTATCAAAGATGTACGAATTAGAGCGTGGGGCTACGTTGGAATACGAAGTGTTAGATAGTCCCGGTAACGAGATTAGGCTCCACTTCAAACATGCTTATGCGTCTGCTACGTCTATATTTTATTTGCGCTGTGTTGTCTGTGGCTGTGATAGCACACCAGACAGGGGACATGTGAATGCTAACTGCTAAGCGAGAGTACGTAGTTCCTACTTTCTATGGCATGCCAGTGCCTAGAATGGAGCTCGAGCACGGCACATGGCTAGACCGAGAGGAGCTGGCCTACAACACGCGCACAGGGTCTGCTTGTGGTTCAGGTAGGCGAGCAAAGGCCAGATGCTTCGATGGTACGCTGAGAATCTTTCAAGTAGGCATCCCAGACACCTTCTTCTCTATTCCTGCCGTCGGCAAGATCAGTGGGAAGTCCGTCAGGGGATGGATTGAAGTAGTAGAGAATGAGGTACTGTTTCACAGGCAATCCAAGTACAAGGAGGGAGCAGAGGATGTCAATAGGCGGTAGAATCCTTGAGGATCTGTTTGCACAGAAGCTGGTTAGCAGATGCTGCAGCTAGAAGAGAGTTTGGTGGTTGAGGACAAGAAGTGCTTTGCTTGTGGTGGACCCTATCACCCAGCTTCTGGGCACCTCTTCAGAGAATTTGACGTAGCTTATTGTGGAGCGTGCTACAGACCATTTCTCACGTGGATGAAGGGTCACTTGAACCGCAGATGGAGTAAGGGCAAGTTCTACGAAGAAGCAGCAACTAGCATAAGACCGCCCCTATAGCTCAAGTGAATAGAGCACAATTTTCCGACGATTGAGGTTCCCAGTTTAAGTCCGGGTAGGGGCACTATGGGGTGGAACTCCCTAGAGCCGTCCTTGACAGTGACCGGTCGCGTGGGTCTATTGGTACCGCCATGATTCGCTCAGTTAACCAGACTGTCTAGGTTAACTGGGGTACTTCTGATCAAAAGACCAATCGAGTAGCTCCCGTAAGGAGCTTAATGTCCTCGTCGTCTAGTGATTCGGATTTCACCCTCTCAAGGTGAAGACGGGAGTTTGATTCTCCCCGAGGACACCACGGCGCTGTCGGCTAACGGTAGGCCCCAGGATTTTCAATCCTGTTATGCCAGTTCGACTCTGGTCAGCGCTACAATGCTAAGGTTAATGGGCTGTCAAGTATGACCAAGGAGACTTGGTAGAGCATGCCCTAGTGTAAAAGGAAAGACGCTTGACGATCTTTACACGTGTGACCTGAGTTGGTGGACCTTGGCAGTTTGTCCGTGTAGTCTAATTGGATCAGGCACCCGTCTACGAAGCGGGATTTAATGGGAGTTCGAGTCTCTCCACGGGCACAGACGTAGAGAAAGGATCAAATGAAGCCAGAATCATATAGACCCTATCCACGACGTTGTCAGAATTGTATGTTTGTAGCAATGACAATGGAGACTTCTTGGCTGTCTAGAGGGGCTGGTAATAGTAGTTTTCACTGCATTAAGATTGCTACTAACCCGGTATATCCATTGAGTGGAACTTCAATAGAGAAAAAAGAGTACAAAGTTGTTTTCAAAAAGTGGGCCGAAGAAACAAAGGTTGATGCAGATGGGTACTGTAACGAGCACAAGGATAAGAAGGTAAAGACCTTTGCCCTAAGTGTTTTAGAAAGGCAACAGAGGAAAAGGAGAAGTAAGAGTACATGAAAGAGTTCACATGCGTGTTTTTTGGCCGAAAGAAGAACGCTCTTGGTGTCAAGTATGTGTGCGAAGTAGCGGTCAAAGCAGAGAATGAAGCTAAGGCTAAGTTAGCTTGCTATGACACGCATGAGCACATCTGGGGTGGTGTGGATGGTATTAGAACCAAAGAGGTAGATGGTGAGGCACCCGTCCTTCAGATCCCAGGAGAGTTCTTGTAAAAAAAAAAGCGTAAAGGCGGGTATAGGACTTTTGTTATCCGCTCTATAGCTAGAGATCAATTTTGAGGAGGTAGCCGAATGAAACTGAACCAAGTAGTGGCAATAGAGAAGCCGACCAAACAAAGAGTAGAACGAGCCATCAGTGATATCAATAAGGCTCTGCAGAAGCCAGACCTATTCGAGGGTCATTACAAGAAGTATATCCCACTAGAAGTCGGTAAGGAGACCTTCCCTTCAGACGACAAGCACGTCCAACAGGTCGCTACGGATTCTCTCAAAGAGGCCCAGGTACTTTTGACTGAGCTCTTTGATATCTCTGCTCAGCGTGACTTCGCCAACTGCGAGGCCAAGGCTGATGTGTATGTCGATGGGGTACTATTGCTGTCTAAGGCTCCTGTGACCTTCTTGATGTTCCTCGAGAAGCAGCTCAATGATGTCAAAACCATGATTACGAGTCTGCCGACACTGGACCCATCTGAAAGCTGGAGTTTTGATGAGGGTAGCAGACTCCACAAGACTGCACCGCGGACCACCAACAAGACGGCTAAGATACAAGAGCCCATTGTGCTGTATCCGCACTCAGATAAGCATCCAGCTCAGACTCAACTGATCACCACTGACAAGACTGTTGGAAACTGGGAGGCTATCAGACTTTCTGGTGCTACCAGTACAAAGGTGAAGAAGACTTTGCTCGAGCGGATCGAGAAGATCATACGAGCAACGAAGTTCGCACGAGAAGAGGCCAACATGACCCAGGCTCCTCCTATCAAGGTAGGAGACAAGATTTTTGAGTGGCTTTACAAAGATACGATCTAGCGTAAGCTAGTCAATAAGTGTGCAAGCTCAATCTCAAGCTAAACCCTAGTACCGTGCAGGTTCGATTCCTGCCCTCTCGACTATACCGAGAGGTGGCGGAATGGTAGACGCGCTCGAAAGAGTGGTACGATCAGTCTGAGTATCAAGCTGTTGCACAGAAGCTGAAAAAGTAAGTGAGCATTGTCGAATCGATTGCTGGCACAAAGGTCCCGATCACCTTGGTTCAAATCCAAGCGAGCCCTCTAATATGGGTTCGTCGTCTAGCGGTAGGACGTCGGTATCAATCTAATCTGCTGGCTTAAACGCCGTCGATAATCAGTAACTGAACACATACTGAACAGACACTAGTGTTGGGACTATTTCCCGAATTACTATGTCAACCGCTGGGGCCTCTTAGGGTAGGAGGCCTCGGCATTATACATGTGTAGCTCAGTGGAAGAGCGCTTGCCTGACGTGCAGGAGGTCGTGGGTTCAATTCCCACCATATGTACCAAACACTATTGGGGATTGGTATAGAGGCTGTGCCGTAGCCCTACAAGCTACAGAGAGGGGTTCGACTCCCTTATCCCCAACATGAAACACAGAGAAGAGATTGCATACGAGAAAGGCTATCGCGTTCTGGATAGTGGTAATTTGCTCAGTCCTAGAGGATGAGTCATGGCACTGCACAAAGACAGCAGCGGGTATCCATGGTTTCGCTATGAGAAAGATGGTGAATCTGTTGCTGTGCATAGGTTAGTAGCCTACCAAAAGTTTGGTAAAGACATCTATACGCCTGGTTTAGAGGTCAGGCACAAAGACAATGATCCAGGTAACACTAAGCCATCTAACATTCTGCTGGGTACCAAGTCACAGAATGAGATGGATAAAAATCCAGCAGTACGACTTGCAGCAGCTAGAACAGCGGCTAGTTTCCTTCGTAAGTTAACTCAGCAGCAAGTAGATCAACTCAGGTCTGACCGAGCTTCCGGTGCAACCTACATGGAACTGATGAGCAAGTACGGTATTGCTAAAGGTACCGTTAGTGGGATAGTAACGGGCAAGTTCTACAAGTGATTAGACGATCTTTATTTTCGCCGAAAACAACTACAAACACATCAAATGAAAGGCTGATATGTCAAGAGACCTGGGAAAGATGACACCGGAGCACAGAAGCTTGGCCTCTAGAAAAGGGGGTTGTGACTGTATTACGTGTGGCAGACACGATCAGATATACGCCTATCGTATCACAGGCCCTATGATGACCACGCTAGTTATCATGGCAGCGAACACTCCTGCGGGTGGAGGTTGGATAAACATACCAGATCTGTACATGAGACTTGGGTTGACTGGGTCGTCAAACTCCAGAAACCATCACAAGCTGGCCTATTGGGGTCTTGTTGAGAAACGTAAGACGGTGAGTACGGATAGGAATCCAAACAGTGCCAAGTGGCGTGTGACTCTATTGGGGTTGGACTTCCTACACAATGAGGTCTCCTTACCTACTCGCATTCTTGTTCATGGCGGCGTGGCTCTTGGCCCAGTCGATGGAGACATCCCTATTTACGCACGACAGGTACTCTACAAAGGCTTCAATTTCGATGAGACTGTGAGAGAGTACTGGCCAAATATGAACAGATAGATCGTGGCTGGGTTTACCAGCTGCATGGACCTGTAGGGGAGCCTGGAGTCCCCGCTACACTGTCACTGTAGAGATCGTCGGTTCAAATCCGATCAGGTTCGCAATCCCGGTCTAGCTTAATGATAAAAGCCCATGCTTTATAAGCGTGAGACCCTGACAAGGCTTGTACAGGTTTAACTCCTGTGACCGGGACTATGGGAGAGTAGCAGAACTGGAACATGCTCTGGACTTAGAATCCGGCGTCGAAAGACATTGTGGGTTCGAATCCCATCTCTCCTACAATGCACCCGTGGTGTAAAGGTAGCCACGCTAGTCTCAAAAGCTAGTGTCTTCGGACGTGGGGGTTCAAATCCCTCCGGGTGCACTGTATACTTCGCTTGGTTTCAAGGCTGTAAGGAGTTATCCGATGGAACAGGAACACATTACTAGACACCCATTAACGCATGAGAAGATGCGACCGTGGTCAGAAGAGCAGGTACTTCATGTTGCAGTGGCCTACACAAATCCACGGCGGTGGCATACACGCAGGCATCTTGCACATGATTTTCTTATGCACATGGCACATATGGACAACGTACGATTGCATTTCGTTGAGATTGCTTTTGGTGATCGTCCTTTCGAAGTGGCCGATGAGAACAACCCAGATCACATCCGTCTTCGTACTCCACATGAGCTGTGGCTAAAGGAGAATGCCCTCAATATTGCCGTTCAGCACTTCCCAGTCGGTTGGAAGTACGGTGCTTACGTTGATGCAGATTTTGTGTTCACTAGACGAGATTGGGCCCTAGAAGCTATTCACCTCCTACAGCATTATCACTGGGTTCAGTTGTTCTCCACAGTACAACACATCAGTGGCAGTACTATCCCAGGAGAAGGACATCAGCCGATCAATCTACTGTCTAGTTTTGCTCTTACCTATGCAGAGTCTGGACATGTGGTACCTAAAGACTGGGAGGCTCTTCTCAAGAAGCATCCGTATGGTGGCATGAGAAGCAGGATGTTCCCAGGAGCACCTGGTGGAGGCTGGGCTTTCCGTAGAGAGTCTATCGATATGGTAGGCGGACTCATGGACCGCTGCATTTGTGGTAGTGGGGATAGCTATATGGCTTTTGGCATGGTGGGAGCGTTCAGAGGTATGCAGGCAAATGCTTTCGCAGGATTTACACCAGCCTTTTCTGGTTACATTACTGATTGGCAGAGGAGGGCTGCTCAGTGCCACGGTAACATAGGCTATGTAGATCAAATGTGTGTACACCACTTCCACGGTCCTATGAGCAAAAGAGGGTATGGGAGTAGAGACCACATTTTGGTTAGTGAGAAGTTCGATCCGTATCGTGATGTCTATCCAGACAGTCATGGTGTTCTTCAGTTGACTCCAAGTAAGCCGAGACTGCGGCATTTGCTGCAGGAGTACTTCCGAACAAGATGTGAGGACATTCCATAAGGAGGCTGAGTGCAAATACAGAAAGATCATTTAGGTGGTTATGAGGAGGGTGGAGATTCAGCGACATACTACCCAGATTTGTGGAGATGGGCAGTAGAGACCTGGAAGATAAAATCAGTTCTAGATGTGGGTTGTGGTGAAGGCCACTCCCTCAAGTTCTTCCGAGATCAGCTAAAGTGTGAGGTGCTGGGTATCGAGGGATTGTGTCAAGAAGGTGCAAATATTCTTCAGTGGGACTTTACAGAAGGTCCGTGGATACCCAAAAAACAAAGAGACATGATCTGGTGTTGTGAGTTCCTTGAACATCTTGAGGAAAAGTACCTACACTGGCTCAGACCGGCACTTATAAGTGCACCACTCGTTCTAATGACTCACGCAAATCCAGGGCAGGGTGGATACCACCACGTGAACTGCCGAGATGCTGAGTACTGGAAGGGTTTCTTCGCCGCATTAGGATTTCAGTACGACGCAAGTGCGACCATTGATGCTCGTATCGAGGCCGCAAAGAATGACAACCCCTACAACCATTTCAGAAGGTCTGGAATGGTTTTCAGAAAGGTGTAGTATCAATAAAGAAAGGAAAGATCATGTCTTCCGCAGTGTTAGTGCTAGATGTTCAGTACAGACCTCTCGTGATTGAGAGCTGGCAGCGTGCTATTACCGGTGTATTCACTGGTAAGACCGAAGTTGTGCATTATTCAAAAGATCGTACCATAAAGGGTGCGTCTAGAGAGTATCCAATGCCTTTGGTGGTACGTGTGCTTCGCAACTTTAAGCGTGATAAGCTCAAGATCAAATTCTCTCGTCTGAATGTATATGCACGTGACAATTTTACTTGTCAGTACTGCAGAATGCAGTTCATGTCGGAAGACTTGACCTTTGATCACGTCATACCGCAGTCTAAGGGCGGAAAAACATGCTGGGAGAACATTGTGGCAGCCTGTGTATCTTGTAATCGTATAAAGGCAAACAGGACGCCTGAACAAGCTGGCATGTCACTTCTGAAAAAACCTAAGAAGCCTTCTTACTTGCCAATGATAACCGTAAAGATGGATCTAAAGAGTGTCCCTGAGGAGTGGAAGGCTTACTGGTCAGTAGATCTAAGTAAGGGCTAAAAGAAAAGTCGGATAGGGAGGGTCACTCTATCCGACTTTTCTGTACTTCTTATTTGCTTAACTGATTAGCTCACGTTTGAGACTATCTTCTATCTCTGTCAGTACTTCTTTGCACCGCAGCAGTGAGAGCTTCCGGGCACAAAGCGAGAGACCAGGTGTGTATACTAGTCTTAGATTGGTACACGCCATTAAGCGAAGTCTGGGCTCGACTGTCATGCTTTCTAGTCTAGCTAGTTTATTGTGTGCATCTTCCAGGTCAGGTTGCAATGAAAGCATCCAGTTCTGATTAGACACATAACCACCTCCTCTCATATTCCTTATCCCATTTTTTTTGTTTGGTTTTATGGTTAAAGAAAAGCACAAAGGATTGACTCCCTTGCGCTTTTCTTTAGCCTTCTAACCAGTTACGCTCTGTGTGTTCTGCCCTTCTTCAAGTAGATCGAGTTGGCGATTCCACGCAGCCAGAGCTTTTACTCTGGTCAAGAAGTTGAAGTCGGTATTCTGTGTGAGTGTTTTCCATTTATTAGCCTCATACAGATCAGGAGAGCCAGTTTGTTCCATGCGCAGAGATCTGTCCTCTGCGGCCTTCACTCCTGCAGCGAATTCTTGGTAAGGTGTCATGTACTTGTGCTTTCCTTTCTGAGCCATGTATCGATGTTGTTGAGGATGTCTATCGCCTCATCTAAAAAGGCGTTTCTTGCAGAAAGTGGTAGTTTGCCATCTGCTTCTTTGATCAAACCATCCAATCTGTGTTTGTCCTGGTATGGAATGTTGGCGTACTCGAGTATCAGTGTCCTGTGCTTTACCACCGCAAGCTTGTCTTCGAAATGTTGCGTAAGCATGGCGTCCTCCTTACCTTCCTTATCCCCGTTTACAGTGACACTTTTGCCGTGTATGGTGTAACTATGGCAACACGTCCTAAAGTCTTGGCACTGGACCTAGATGACACAACTCTGTTCGACGCACATCCAGCATTAGGCAAACCAATCGATGGGATCATTCAACAGCTAGAGGTGTTGAAAGCTATGGGTTGGTTGATTACTATCTGGACTGTTAGAAATGAGTCCAAAGAAATTGCTGAACATCTGAAGAAGCTTGGTGTTCCATTTGACTACATAAACGAGAATCCATTTGGTCCATCAGGCGGTAGTAGAAAGATATATGCTGACGTCTATCTTGACGACAGGGCCCTGAATTTCGATGGAGAGACTAAGGGTCTTGCTGAAAAGATCAATAGCTTCAAACCGTGGCACGGTCACAATCCTGTTAGTGGCAAGTAAGGCTACTCTCTGGTACGGTTTGTGCAGTAAACTGAAAGTGGAGGAAATCATGTCCAAGATATCTATTCGTCATACGTTACAGGCTGTAGTGGGTGCGCTGTTAGTAGTATTACCTTTGATCGGTGACATTGCTAAGAACTACCCAAAACTCTCATGGTTGAGTGCAGGAACAGGCTTTTTACTAGCTCTGTTTGCTAATCCTAAGGTTGTGCTGGCGGCACAATCACTATTAGATCTGTTTTTCCCAGATGTTCCAGCTGGGCCTACAGGAGCTCCAGGTGTTTCTGGGCCTACAGGAGTTACGGGTGTTACTGGTCCTTTACCACAGCAAAAGGATGGTGGATTTATTGCACCACGTACCATGTTCACTATGATGTTTGCTGCTGTAACAGTAATGTTCATACTGCTAATGTCTCGGCCAGCGCATTCTCAGACTGCATCTCAGAAATATGGTGGATGCCTCACACCAGCATCGTATGGACAAATTTGCGTAGGTCCTCGAGCAGGTGTATTGGTGACTCGATATGACTTCACCGGACCACTCAGTGGTAAGTTCACAGGAGGCTTCCAGCCAGGAGCAGGATATGGGATCATTCTTCAATCAGCTGACCCTATGCAAAACTGGAAGATGATAGAGTTCGATCTCTTCGGTTCTGCTATGGTTGGAGGCAGTGGTACTACTATACCAAGCAGTTTTGCTCTTACTGGTATGCTCACATTCTTCAACTACGTTACACTTGGTGGTGGTTCACAGTGGACAGAACAAGCTGTAGGTAGCGCCAAGTCTGGTCTCTTTATTACAGGTGGACTGACTCTGAACATTGGTGGCATGACCCCTGCGCAGTCTAAGGCACACATGGAGATGATCAAGAAAGTAGAAGCAGAAGAGAAGGCAAAAGAAGCAAAGATGGTGCAATAACATGTGCTATGTGCAGCTTTTTTTAGCCATCTTTCTGATAAGCAGCTGTATCAAGCCTGTGCCAGGTCCTATCCCTGGGCCTACACCAGTAATCACTGATGCAGGCCCTCCAGATATATTCCACGGTATTACTGCTGACTGTACTCTTCCTGTGGTGGCTAGTCAGAGGGTTGGTGTTTTAGATCAAGTAAGGACATGTGCAGACGTCAGTAACACCGCTACTTGTTTTACGATGTTAACTCAAAGTGCCGCAAAAGATACGATTGTATGTGTAGCTCAGCAACTTAGTATGACTTTGCATCAGAGTATGGCTAAAGGCACAGCAAACGACACTATGACAGCAGAAGCAACAGCTATTGATAATTGGATCAAGGCTGAACAAATAGGTATCAGAAACTGACCGAAGGAGAACTCTGATGATCAAGCAAGTATTTGCTCCGCATCTGAACGCAAATGTAAAGTTAGGTAGAAAACGTCCTGTAGCTCTTGGGCCGCATCTTAAAGCTGATAGGTACTTCAAGGCATCTCTTCCAGCGCCTCCAACGTCATGTGACTACACAGCTAAGGCTGCAGCAGCTCTAGCCAACATCTATGATAATGACACTCTTGGTGACTGTGTCATTGCTGGTGGTTATCACATCACTGGTGTAGCTACTGGTAATGCTGGAGATTTGTTCCAGGCCACTAGTGCACAGATCATCAAAGACTATAGTGCTATCGGTGGTTATGTGCCTGGAGACCCAAATACAGATAATGGTTGTGATGAAGTTACGGCTTTGAACTATTGGCAGGCTCATGGTTTTGCTGATGGCACTAAGATCTTAGGGTGGTTGGCAATAGACCCCTCTAACCTCAATGAGATCATGCAGGCCATGTATCTGTTTGAGAATCTCATGTTCGGTGTAGAACTACCAGATGCTTGGATTAGTCCATTCCCAAGTGGTAGTGGCTTCACCTGGGGTGCTGCTGGTGCGCCAGATCCTGATAACGGTCACTGCGTTGTAGGTGTTGGCTACAACACAAACGGTGTTCAAATAGATACTTGGGGGCTGATTGGTACTATGACTTGGGCTGCTGTGCAACAGTACTGTGCACAGTCTGCTGGTGGTCAGCTTTTTGTAATGATCACTCCAGATCAATTGGCAGCAGGTCAGAGTAAGGCTCCTAATGGAGTAGCTTGGACAGATTTGATTTCGGATTTCGATGCTCTTGGTGGAAATGTTCCAGTACCTACGCCACCAGCACCAACACCTCCTGTACCGACTCCTCCAACACCTGTGCCACCAACTCCAGTCCCTCCATCTCCTACTGTTGTTACCTTGGCACAAGCAGAGCAGTGGGCTACGGTAGGACTTAATGCACTACCTAGAGTGATAACTAGACAGCAAGCATCTACAGCAGTCATAAGCAGTCTGTCTAAGCACTGGCCAAAGAAGTAGGAGAGATTATGTTAGATCACAGCAAACTCCCGCTCGGTAAGAAGCCGTTCGTACCGAAAAGCAAAGATCTGTGCCTTTCAAAGTACATTGATAAGGCAACGGTTATAACTTCTGCACAGATTCCAACAGCACCTGATTGGCAGGCTTTTAGTTGTCCTGACGGCAACTTACCACCTCCAGATACTGATGCTCTAGGAAATGATCGAGCGGGTTGCTGTGTTTTTGCTGGTCCTGGGCATATGGTCAATATGATCAATGCCCAACTTGGTGACAGTAATCGAGTAGCTGCATCTGATGTTATTGCTGCATACTCCAAGTACACTGGTTACGATCCGGTTACTGGAAATAATGACAATGGCTATGATGTTCGTACTATGTTGGGGCATTGGGTAGAAGATGGTCTGTACGGTACTCATGCTATTGGATATGCCTTAGTAAACTGGAATGACCCAGCAGAGACTGCTATAGCCACTTGGTTGGGTTGTGGAACTATTGGAGGCTACACTCTTCCTCTAGCCGCTCAGGGGCAGACAGATGCTCAGGGAAGGCAGCTGTGGGATGTTCCTGCAGGAGGTTGGCCTGCTGGTAAGGGTCCAGGAACATGGGGAGGGCACTGCATGTGGGTGCGTGGTTCGTCTCCTGCACTAACCAATGCTAACTCTTGGGGGGAAGACACAATCTGGACTATGGCGTGGCAGCAGGCTTGCTGTGATGAGATGTGGATAGTCTTGGTAGATAAGTGGGTAGCCACCAGTGGCAGAGCACCAAATGGATTCGCGTTTCAAGATCTGTTGAACGACGTGAAGGCCAGAGGATGACTAGTGACTTAGTGACCCAAAAGAAGGTTAAAGTAAAAGTGATCGAAGGAGAAGACCTCTGGCAGGTCGGATTCTCCTTCGATGCATTTTACTTGATACCTTGGATGAGTGGTTTAGTTAAGATCAACGATGTTTACTGTAATGAGCATGGCGTATTCTTTATAGTGACCAGTCTGGATAAAACAGGACAGCTATTTACGTCTGGTGTTTTGAAGGGTAGTCCTATGGATACTGTTACTTTGCCCTTTCAATCTATGTACGTATCTATTGCCGAGAGCGAGGTTTCCACGCAGCTACCACGGAGATATCGTCAAGTAGGAGACTGAGTGCTTGGTTACAGGATACGATGTCATCTCTGTCCAAATCTTTGATCGCAGCCACCGACTCTTCTGTAAGCTCTTCTCGAAGCTTCTTTGCATAGGCTTCAAGGTCTCTAGACAGCACTATGATCTTATCGAACAGTCGTAATGCTGGATTTACGTTGTGCGTACCCTTTTCTCCTGGTGGTAGTGGAGGAGTAGGACGTCTTCTAGCCTCTTTCAGACGTTCTTCTGTGTCCTCTTGGGTCTCATTAAGCATGAGTTGTAGCTCCACCTCTTGATCTTCTGGACTCATACGAGATAGCAAGTCTGCCTGACGTTTAGATATCTGTTCTTTCTCATATGCTTTAGCAGCATCTTTGATCAGATTTTCCATAGCTACTGCACGCATAACTGTGCGGGTGCTGATGCCTCTGTTAGATGCGACTTCTCTGATAGCAGTATTTTCTACTTTTTCTGGTTGACCAACTTTACTGCTTTTACTTCTTGCAGGGTCTGGCAGATCATGTCTGTCTCTTTCAAGTTGCTGCTTCTTGATGTCCACTAGCTCTCTTAAAGCTGCGTCTTGAACAGCTGGAGATAGGTCTTCTCTGTCTAGGTTCTCACAAATAGATTCTTGGCGGGCATCTAGATCATCTTTTGTCTTAATGAGACAAGGTATGGTCCTTAATCCTAGCTTTCTGGCAGCTTTGAAGCGTCGTTCACCTACTATGTACTCGAAGCCTTTGCCGTCCTTTTTGCGGAGAACTGTGATGGGATTGTTTATACCACCGGCATCATCTATGTTCTCACATAGACGCTTAAATTTTTCTGGGTCGATCTCTCGAGTAAAGTGTAGTGGACTCTTGCGTATTTTACTGACTTCGATCTCTTCATACTTGACAGCTTTCGGCTTTGCCATGATCATCCTTTCATCAGTTGGTGTGGGTAGGTTACTGGTGCTCCTAATGCAGTACGGACAGTGATCTCTACAGACAGCATCATTATCTGTTTATAGAAGCTTTTTTCCTGGTCCTGATCTGCATGGTGTTTTAGGACAGCAGGGACCATAACATGCTGGCCTTCACATTCAAAACTATCTTCAGTTGGTCTCCAATTAAGACTGTTTATGATCCAGCCCTTTTTGTTTTCTCTGTTGCCCCATCCTTTGTTGACGTCTACGGTATCTACTAGCTCTGTCACGGTAACGATTCTGTTTTCTAGTAGCCACATACTGACGCAGTACTCATCTTTTTCGCAACGTATGGCACCTATTTTGTGGGGCAGTGGTCCATGTGTTGGATGTAGCCAATCGTGGGATTGTTTTCCTGTCCATTCTTCTAATGGTCTGACTGGATGATCTGTTATGTATTCGATGTTCATGTTCCTCCTGGTTAACTTTCCTTAATAGTTACAGTCTTATACCGTGATCTATCTGAAAATTTACTTACTCTGTAAATATGATACGGCTGCCAACAGTATTTTTGGATCATCTCTTAACATACCAATTCCAGCATTGCAGTTACTGCATAGTAGTCCTCTTATTTTGTTAGTTTTATGATCATGATCTACAGCTAAATGGCGAGACCCAGGGGGTTTTTCACAGACAGCACATACACCATTTTGTTGAGATAGTAGCCACATGTAGTCTTCTTGATCTATACCAAATTGACGTTTTAATTGGTACCATTTCTGTCTACCCTCCTTTGCGTACTGTTTTTTGCATTTGCGTAATACTTGTCGTTTATGTCTACGGTAGTATTCTCTGCTACATCTATTGAAGGTAGCCCTACCTTTATCTGTGTCTCTGTAGGCACGATGGATCAGTTTTCTACAGGACTTACAGTACTCGTCAAAACCACTTTTGTTTGATTTGTTCTTGTAGAAAGTACCTGTATCTTTGTCTTCGTGACATCTAGCGCATTTTTTTGTCATTAGTGGCTTATATCATAGAAAACATGTGCCGCAAAACTAGAGAATTTGCTGGGATAAGTCTTCAATCATTAAGTATAGGACTTACGTGACACATTGTGCTGTTCTTTTTTGAACAATCTATTTGACAGCACTGATCTAGGGTATAGATTGTTCACAAGGCTGACGCCGAAAGATCATGAAAAGGAGACCGAATGAATTACCGTAGTGACCACATCAGATTGCTCGAGGTTTTTGCTGCCGCACTTCCAAAGAAGCCAACCTTTACGGTTGAAGCTTTGGCCAAGGCTACTTTCTCTGACATCAAGAAGAGAAAGCCAGATACTGCTTTGGATTCTGATCGAGCATGCAGAAATGCTCTCCGTAAGCCACGTGCTATGGAACATGTTGAAATTGCAGAACGTGGAGAGTACCGTTTGACTTCTTCAGGAGCAGCCTTCTGTAAGAAACTTGAGAGCTACGAAGTAGCTCCAGATAAGGTTAAAGGAAACAAAGCCAAGGTAGAGAAGGTAAAAGCTCCAAAGAAAGCAAAGGAAGCAAAGACAGCTGCCAAGACTACCGCTAAGGTCTCTAAGGCAGTCGACAAGGCTCCCGTAAAGGCTGCTAAGACATCGGAGAAGGCTGCAGCTAAAGCTCCTACAAAGATCGCAAAGGCATCGGAGAAAGACTCTAAGGAGAAGGCACCTGTAGCTGCCAAGGCTGAGAACACTAAGCCAGCGCGTAAGCGTCTCATTCCTGGGTTGAAGCCAAAGGCCGTAGAGGCTGTAGAGGCTGTAGAGGAGAAAGTTGCTCCTGTTGAGGAGGTTTCAAAAGCAGAGAAGGCTGAACCTATTCCTGCAGATCTCTCTTTGTAACAAGTCGAACTATAACTAAAAAGGGCTTCTTCGAAAGAGGAGGCCCTTTTCTTTTTGGAGAAACCATGGCTGATGATATTGATCCAAATGCAGAGTATCAAGAGGCACTGTTAGAATATGTTGCAGCACAGAATAAGTTAAAGGAAAAGTGGCAAAGTTGTGCAAATAAAGGAACGCATCATCCTGCTATAGATGCTGTACGCTTTAGACTTCCAGATGACAGAAAAAGTATCACACATAAGGTCCACTTCAGTGTAGATGGAGAAAAGCTGGACATGTACGTTCAACCATCGTTCTTCGATGATGGTCGTTTAGGTGAGGTATTTTTGAAAGCAGACAAGCAGGGATCTTTTGTCTCTGGCTTGATTGATGGCTTGTCTATTGTTACGTCTTTAGCTCTTCAGTATGGCGTTCCTCCAGAACATATGATCGAAAAACTAAAAGGTACTTCTTCTGGTGTAGTGTTTGTGGTGGGAGGAAATCCAAAAGTTAGAATGCCAAAGAGTATATTAGACTATCTTGCTAAATACCTTGAGAGAGCAGTTCAGATTCAGAAAGGTGAGATAGAGATGGGTGTAGTAGAGTCAAAGATTGATCAAAATGAGGGATAAGAGTATTGTCTAGTTGAACAATGCTGTTCAATCTAGGGTTGACTCAGGAGCTGATCTGAGTCAATCTGAAAACTCATGATTGAGGAACGTATGAATCAAAATGCAGAACAAAGGGTCGAAACGTCTGTACTAACCCCAGAGCAGAGGAGACCTGCAAGAGATCCATTGTCATGGTCAGGACCTGTTGAACGGCACATGATCAAGTCTAAGCTTGAAAAGATTGCTCCTGTCGCTAGAAACCATAAGGAGAAAGACGTATTAGCTGCTATCAAGAAAGAGGAAGAACGAGAAGACAGGGCTGCAGCAGCTAAACATGTTCTTCTTGATCGTGCAGATAAGTGGGGTCGTAAAGCCATTACACACAGTAAGACTCTCATCACTACTGAGGTGGCTAAGACAGATGCCAAGCAGAAGGAACTGCTAAAAGAGGTATCTGATGAATGTGCTCGTCGTAAGCAGCAAGTACAGGCAAAAGCCAAAAAGGAAATGGCTAGAATTCAGAAGGAATTACTTGAAGCTGAGAGCATGATCGATGAAGAAGTTCGTACTGGTCAGGCTAGCGTGCGGAGTAAATTCCAACCACGATTCTTTGTAATCACAGAGGAGGAGGCTGCTATGAGACTAAGAGATATCAGTAATACGATCAGTAATCGAGTAGCAGACTTTGCAGAGGACATCAAAGAATTCAGTCTTGACCAATTAGAAATGTTGCTAGCAGATAGACCCATCATCCTTGTTCATGATGGTGCTGAGAAAACCATTGCCGTGCCTGGCACACATAAGAAGGAGCGGGCACTGGTAGGGGAGAAGTAATCATGTTGGCCGGGGTGGTTGCAGCGATCATGGTCCTTGCACCCGCCAAAGTGGTGGATACTGCTGTATTGTATGCAGACAGTATCCTCCGCCAGGCCAGCGACATAGATCCGTTGTTCATTGTAGCTACTATCCATGTCGAAACAGGTGGTAGGTGGGATAGAACACTGATCAGTAAGACCAATGACTACGGTCTTATGATGGTCCATGTTAGTCGTACTACAAATGCTTCTTACTTGGGACGAGAACAAGAACTGTTCAATCCAGATGTCAACATTCTTGTAGGCGTACAGATGCTGTCCTTCTGGAAGAAGTACCATAAGAAAAAGTGTAAAAGTGGTCACCCGTGGTGGGCACACTACCAAGCTGGTTGGGATGTAAAGTCTGAACGATATAGTAGAAAGGTTGCACGAGTGTATGCTCGTGTAAAACGTATCAGCTTCTTAGTACAGGAGGGCCGATTTGATCATAGCGATAGAGGGTCTCGATGCCAGTGGCAAAGCCACACAAGCAGCAGCTTTAGCGGAAAAGCTACAGCCATCCACCATTATTTCTTTTCCGAGATATGGGGGTCCATTTGGTGCTGCTATTTTGGCTCATTTGAAGGAAGAGATTGTCCTGTGTCAGAGGAACAAGGAGACTGGGGCATTGTCTATTTCACCAGAAGACGCCGTGGCATTCCAAGCCCTGATGACAATGGACAAGTACGATGCAGCTAGTGAGATTAGATCAATAGACAGACGTGGTCATTATGTGATCTTAGATCGCTATTGGCCCTCTGCTTGTTGTTACGGAGCAGATGATGGATTGGACTTTAGTAGTATGCTACGGATCAATTCTCGTCTACCTCCAGCAGATTTGTATGTCTTGTTGGATATCTCAGTAGACAAAACGGCTGCAAGACGTCCTGAGGCAAGAGATCGATATGAGCGGGATAAAGAAAAACTTGCTCGTATTCGAAATAGATACCTATACATGTGGGATCTACAAAGCCGAGGTAACGAAGCAAACATCAAATCTAAGTGGGTAGTTCTAAATGGTCATGAAGAACCTAAAATAATCACCCAAAAGATACTGGATAATTTAACTGAGATCATAGACTTCAGGCGTAAGCTAGTTGAGTCTATGGATGTGGATTAGTGGGAGTACCCAGCCCCTGACTTGAAAGGGGCTGGGCTACTGTCATGATTTATTCTTCGGCTCGTTTTTCTTTCTTACGATTATGACGAGCAATGTCTCCCAATGGTACTTCTAGTGGTGGAGCAACCTCTTCTGATGGAATGTGAGGGGGCTCGTTTTCAGGCTGTGTGCGCTCTGATAGAGTCACTGGAATCTGAAATCCTCGTGGAGTTATGGACGATCTTGAACGCCATTCTCCTTTGTCATACGCGTAATCTACGACGATCACACGCTCTTCCAGAAGCGAATACTCTTCTCGTAGTCTTTGTATGACTTTGATCTCATCGTTCAGTTCTGGGTACTCATTAAAGTCATATACACGGTCGGATGGATGTGGTCTGTCAGTTACATCCATATGCCGTGTCTTGAACCTGTTGCTCCAAGTGAGCACTATTCCTCTTAGATACCCTGATGTAATATCTTTCTTCATCCTGTTTTGTTTTTTGATAAACGGAGGAAGCATCCTCGTACCAAAACCTGTAATTTGACAGGTATAGTATTCTGTGGGTGGTTTCTCGGGTATGCCTGTCTTTGAGATGTTCGGGATCATTATTCAGCCTCCTATCGAGAGCTTGTTGATGCTCTCTAATGTAATGTACTTATACCCTTCAAACACGGAGTATTTCATGGAACAAATTGGAATCGATGAAGCTGGGGTAGGTACTCTAGCTGGTCCTATGGCTATAGCAGTGGTAGCCCTGCCTATGGAGTTGTCCTTACCTAATGTTACTGACTCAAAGAAAATGACAGATGCTTCTAGGGAGAATGCTATAGACTTGATCTATAAAGCAGCTCTCTATCGACACGTAGAATATGCCAGTGTTAAAGACATAGACGAGTTTGGAGTCTGGGAAATGTGGGACATCTTGTGCAGAAGACTAGTGGCTGGTGTTCGCCACAAATTTCCAGACAGAAGAATTTCAGTAGATGGCAACAGAGAGCTGTCTGGCTTGACTAGAGTAACCTATATCATTGGTGGTGACTCAGCTCTTCTTTGTATCTCTGCTGCTTCAGTAATAGCGAAGTATGGTCAGTGCCTGCACATGGATGAATTGCATGGCCTTTACCCAGATTACGGATTCGATAAGCATAGAGGTTACTCCAGTGCTGAACACATCAATGCTATTAAAACACTAGGAGCTATCACAGGAGTGCATAGGAAGAAGTACGTAGAGACTTTGTCCAGTAATCAGAAGTTCAAACTGAAGTGGAGGCAACCATGAGTGCTCCATTTGTATCCTGTTGGTTTGAGACTAGGACAGGAACCCATTATGAGATGCCAGATATGCTGACAGAAGACGTGGACAGGGTAATCAAATCTCTTGATCAAGGAATGGATACTATCACTGTGGTAAATATCAGTGGTGTAATAATGATCATTCCTAGAATGATACTCGTTAAAGCTGGAACAGGAAGTCGTTGTTTTTGGGAGGCATCATGCGAAAAGCTGAACCCACCGGGGGAAGACCAAAAGGGGTAACGTGTGTGAACTGTGATGCTCTGATCACAGAAAAAAACGTGTGCATCTTTGAGACAATTATACTGTGTCTCAAGTGCTGTAAAGTAGCTGACCAGCTTGTAAGGAACTGTCGTAGAAATCTGGAGAACACAATGAACGTCTATAAGAGAATTCTTGTAGCCGCTGCCATGGAAAAGAAGCTACACTTGCAGCATGCCAAGGCCGAAGAAAAGACCACAGTGCACGATTAGGTGCAAGCACTGTAACGCTGTAAAAGAGACAGATGACGAGAAGTATGATGTAGGACAGGAACTCATACCGTACGCAGGTGGTGGGTCATATGGGTACTGTTGGCGTTGCAAGAAGAAGGGTGTAATCGTTATTCGTGTTCCTAACTTTGAAATCAAAAAGGCACACGGATGGAATCTGTAGAAAAGACAACCTCTGCAAAGATATACAAGGGAGAGCTAGTTGCTACGGCACAGCCCCCCTTGTATTCTTTTTTAGCCCCATTTTTTGCCGAAGTAGACAAGATCGATCTGTATTACTTTAAGTACATTACTCTGAAGTCGTACATTGCTTATGAGCACATGGCTGGTCAGGCTCTGTCCTACTACATGGATGGGGCAGAATTAGTGCTTGAGACGAGTGATGATGCAGGTAAACAAGTAATACAGAAGCATGTTGTGGGGTTAACTTACATCAATGGTCGTAGTGAGATCATGAGGGGCAAGCAGACAGTCTCTTCAGTACTTTTAGCTAAGCTACGCTTTACTACACCAACACCAAACCCAATGTGGGCTACGCACATACCTGAAATCTATAAGAGATACACACTCTTATCTGAGTCTGCTAAAAAGCCTCTTGACGAGTACATACAGTGTGAGTACGCTCATAGCATTCTATGAGAGAGCCACTACCTCCTACTTCAGCAGATCAAGTACGTCCTCCACCAAAGCAGTGTCTGACACAAGACCAGCTTGATGAGTACTGGGAGCAGCGTGGCTTAAAGTACCAGGTAGATGTTCTACACAGAGCGTGTTTGAGCTATGGCATGAATGTGGCCATAGATCGCCCTAAGTTTCGATCAATGGTATACGAGATACTTCAAAAGTTCTTCGTCATTGGTGAAGCTAAGTTGGACCCCAAGAAAGATCCGCGCCCACGGTGGCCAAAGGTTGGATAGTGATGGCTAAAGGTATTACCAGTTTTACAAAACCCCCTATAGAGGTGATCAGCTCAATGAATCGTAACCTGACTCCAGAGCAGCAGATGCGTCAAGATGCATTAGATAGAGCAAAAGCTGGTGGAAGACCAGTAGGCGGTGTACCACCAGTCAAGATTCCTCCTTTAGATGCGGACCCATTGCCTGGTGGTGGAACAATGTCACAGCAGGCATCTGCTCTGTCTGACCCTACTAATCCACTCAGTCCTGCTTATAGTCCAGAGCTAGCTCAGATGGCTGCTAAGGGTGGGCCTTTTGCAGTGTTGCCTCCAGAGGCTGCAAAAGATCCAAATTTCAGGCCTGGAGTAGGCTCTATGATAGCTGCTAATCAGCCACAATTAAGAGCGCCTGCTTCTGATCGTAAACCAATTCTTCGACAGGAGACAGTGGCAGATCTAGAGAAGCTAGCAGAGTTTCAGAAGACAGCTGAGAACATTCAGAATAAGGAGCTAAAAGCAAATGAGGAGGCTGCTGCAAAGCAAGCTGAGGCTGATGTAATTGCTGGTCCCGCTCCCTATCAGTCAGAGTTAGGCTCTGCTTTGGATGATGAAGATTGGAACATTTTGAACAATCCAACAAGACGAAAGGAGATAGAAGCTCGTCTAACTCCACTGGGGATTGAAGACATCATTATGTATGGAGAGATTCAACAAGAAGTAGAAGTTGTTCCGGGCAAGACTAGATACAAGTTCCGATCTACTACTGGAGAAGAAGATCTAGCCGTCAAGCGTATGATGTTTGGGGAGTCTGGTGGTGATAGATACATGTTGGACAAATTCAGTTTGTACAATCTGACTTTGGGTATTGTTTCGATCAATAACATGAATATTCCTACCCATCTCAATGACAAGAAAAGGTTTGATGAGAGTATGTTCCTCAAGAAGTATGAAATTCTCATGAGATTCCCAGTGCAGTTGTTGGGAGATATGGCGGTTCAATACATGTGGTTTGATCAACGTGTTCGGAGATTGTTTGTCAAATCTGCTGAGGAACTAAAAAACTCCTAGCGACTCCGCTGGGGTGGGCTCGAGCAAACTTGCTCTACGATAAGATGTCGGAGCCTCCCGTCCCAGGCACCATGGTGGAGTCGCTGATGCTGTTGGTATGGAAAGCTAGACAAGATATAGAGCTGTTAAAGACCAAGGCACTAGTCAACGCTGCCCTCATCGCTGGCCAAGAAGGTAGTGCAGAACGTAACAAGCTAATGCAGGAGTCTTGGACAGATTACATGGATGCTGTTTACCCAGCTAGTAAGTCTAAAGCAAAGACTCAAGATCAAAAGGCATTGGATTTTATGCACAAAGAGATCAAGAAGGGTGCACTAAGGGTTGTCCCACTAGAACCACTTACCAGGGCTGGTAAACGTAGACATGGAAGGAATCAGAAGCAATGAGTGACGTTCTACTTTGTCCAGTTTGTGGATCTGGTAAAGTCGCATGGACTAAGAGCATAAACTTTGATGTTGTTTGCCAGTCTTGTGGCTGGTTGGGTAAAGAGCAGGAGGCTGTCGCTAAACCACTTCAGATGGGTCAGGCAGAAACTATTGCTGCGACTGTCTCTATGAATTTAATGAGACAGTTGGCTGCTGAGGCTGCTTTAGCTATTGGATCAGCTATTCTTAAATCTGAGTTGATCGTAAAGAATGACAGAACTAACTTAGCTAGACTTATTAGAGCAGCAGTACAGGCAGCACATAAGGCAATTTTAGATGAGATAAGCAATATGCAACAGGAGATAAAAAATGGTAATGCCGACTGACGAGGAGCTTCCTTTTCTGCATAGACCAGATGATCATGAAGTAGGATCAGCTCGAGAACTATACTGCTGGCTTCCTAATTCTGGTGATAGGGAATGTAACGGAAATTGCGTGGCCTACGATACTAGATACACATTAGATCAGAAGTTCACTCCATGTATGGCATTGAACACGCTGAGGTCTATAGGACTGTCTATAGGATTACAGGCTAATGTTGCAAAATCAGAAGCAGCAAAGGCCAGTGCCCCTAAACCACCAAAGGTAGGATTATGAGAATAGTTGGATTTGCTCAAACTATGCGTCTGGGTGTTACCGCCGAAGAGGGGTATGAGTTGAACATCCAGTTAGATGACGGTAAAGAGGTAACTATACCTACAGATCAATCTACTGTTTTGGCACTTACAAAATTGTGGGCTGAGAACAGAAAGTCAATTAGTAGAGTGCCGACTGAAAAGATCGTAGTTCCAATGGCTTCTGTATCACCAGAACCTTTTATGCCACCCCCACCTATGGCGGAAGATGACGTAGATGAGGGAGAAGTATTTGGAGGCAACTCAGCTGTATCTGTTTCTACAGATGAGATGGGGTACCCAGTAGTAAAGCACTACGAAAAGGAAACAGTAGCAAACTCGACGTCAGCAATGCCAATACCACGATTTCTAGAGTCCGACGACGAGGATGGGCAACAGGTATGACGAACGCATTACTTTTAGAGTACAGTCGCATTCCGAAGACTGTTACGTACGTAGCGGCAGTCAAACACGTATCAGTGGACGTTAATTCGAGAGAATTCATATGCCTCACTGTATTGAAGGAGATGACTGGAGTCTCCTTGGAGAAGGTCATAGAGGAGTTGCATTACTCTACGAAAGATCTACCGCACGAACTTATCTTTATTATGCAGACTGCATATCAGGAGAAATCAGAACGTCTTCCGAAGATGTACGAGGTAGGAGAGACACTGATGAGCTTGATTCGAAATGATCTATCCAAAGCCCAAGCGGCATTTGCACCAATAACAGATTGGAGAGGAAAGTCCCATGAGCAACCAACGCAATAGACTCGCGCCAGAAGCTGAAGAGCCAGATTACAAGAGCATAAGCTCTATGGCTCCTCTTGATTTCTTCGTCGTAGGGAACATTACCGACGGCGAAGGACAAGTTACTCCTTCCAGAGTAGTTTGTCGGATCAGAGGTACACAGAAGTTCTTCTTCCCGTTTGCTAAGGGAGTAGAAGAGAACATGAGGTCTGTGGCTCCTTGGCTTCAGAAGCTTCTTGATGAGAAGGTTGGTGGTCAGATTGATCCTAAAGTTCAGCCAGTGATGCCACCAGATATAGATAAACCTATAGCTACTGGGAGTCCTCTGTAATGAAGTTGATGAATGACTGCATCTTGGTAGCACTTGATCCAGAGTCTAACAAGATGGCTTCTGGTCTCCTATTCAAGCCTGAGAATGCTAATGAGCATGTCCTTCGCACAGCAAAAGTTGTGCAAGTAGGTCCAGGAAAATGGATAGGAGGCACAGCCATTCGAGCACCTATGGAAGTGCAACCAGGAGATGGAGTGGTGTTCATCAAGTTTGTAGCTACTCACACAGAAACAGCTAAGTCTATTCAGTCTGTGGTAGGTAAAGACTTGGCCATCATTCATCCTGAGGATATTCTTTTAGCCTTTGATCACGATAATCCACCGGAGTTCAATCAGTGAGAGTGGTTAATCCATCACATGATGACCCTACTATAGTTGAGCTCAATTTTATGTGGTTGCCTACATTCATTGGGCAGAATCCAGTAGTGCTCAAAGATCTTCGTAAAGAATTAGAAGGAAAGTTCGTAAAAAAACAGATCACAGAAGAAACACTATGGGCTATGCATCATACGATCATTAGATGGCTGGAGGCTAAGTTCCCTTTTGATGGAATAGGGAAGTACCTGCATGCTATTGAAGAGGTAAAGGATGACCAGTAAGGGAGTAACTGTACGCTCAAGACTCAATCTGAAGATTGATAATGATCTAAAGGATTGGGCCAAGGAATACGCTAGGCAGAAGAACACTACGGTGACAAGTATCATCTGTGCATATTTTGCTGAGCTTCGACTAGTAGAACAAAGAGAGGCCAGTGGCGAGCTGGTAGATCAAATATGATAATGCTGAAGATAGGTATATGTGCTGCAATTGCTTATATTGCAGTTACCTCATTGTGTAAGCTGATATTTATCAGAGCACTCAAGTGCAATAAGTGTGGAAAGATCATTCCAGAAGACGAACATCGCGGCCACAGTTACAGGTGTAATCAAAAGGATTAGATGACCGGTTTAGGTGCAACCCAACTTCTACAACTAGCTACTGCTCAGGTAGAACTACCTAGCACTGTAGATGGGATTGTGGAGAAAGTACGGGAGATCTTAAACAAAGGCGCTGTACAGTCTATAAGCATCAAAGATGGAGAACCCATTGTTTATCAGAGAATGGTTGCTCCAGGAGAAGAAGGTACTCCTCAAGACCCATTGGAAGAGTGGACTTCTGATGTCACTCTCAAGGATATGTACAGAAACATAGAGATGGAAGAGTTTGATCTAAAAGAGCAGGGGCTCATAGGAGCCACTCCACAGACGATCATGTTCTGGGCTATCTTCTATGTAGAACACGAAAATCTAGTTCCAACATACCTACTAGTAAGCAAAGATAGTGATTTCTGGCCGTGGATAGGATTGAGTCGAAGACAAGGTAAAAAGCTAGAAAGGTTCATGGGGCTAAATATTGAAAGAGATGAAGCAATACCATCAAGTTCGGTGGTTGTATTCGGAGCCAACTATCCAGGTGCAGGAGTTAGCGAAGTCCGATTTGCACTGAAGCTAACAGCGGAGGTATCTAGTGCACAAACTAACAGAAAAGTTATTGGCAGCGGGAGTGATCCCGGATCAGACAGTAAGGCTTCTCAAACTGTGGAATAGCACATTTGAAGAACTACCAGATGACGTCAAGCAAGCAAAGACTCAGGAAGAATTACTGAAGTTGGTGGATGAGATGGCTGAGATCATAGAGCAAGAAGAAGAGGTACCAGAGCTCAGAGAGACTGAGTTTGACCTCGGTGCTACATTTACTGATCCACACCACACCAATATAGAGATCAATGTTGGGGGTAATCAAAAGTTATCCCTGAGTTGTGATCTAGGAAAAACTATTGGAGGAAAGTATGTACATGATGTCGGTGTCATGGCTGATGCGTTAATTGCCACTCGTGGGAATATAATTACTGACAAGAACATCAGATACATGGTTATGTCAGTAGAGCCTAGATACGTAGCTGAGCGACTCAAGTATTACGTTCTGACTGTGGAGAAGATGAATGCCTAGATGTCACATTGGTAATCATTCAGTACCTGCCGAAGAACTACGCCGTGTAGGAGAAGCCCTAGCCTGCAGTGCGTGCCGAAAATTGAAGGGCGTTGAAGGAGAAGAGCCGATGGGTGAGAGTAAGAAATCAGTAGTGTTTCTGAACATTAGTGAGATCGAAAGATCTACAGATGGACACACTAGCATCAAAGACCACAAGATCGAAGCTCAGATTGGTTTGGGTAGTCTGAACCTAAAGTGGGACGTTACCTTTGATCAAATCAGAGATTTCTTTACGAAACGTCGTGAGATAGTAGCAAAGAAGAAGAATCCGTTGACATCAGTCTAGGAGGGCCCAATGGGCTTCAACATCTGTGGCATCTACGAGAAAAGACCAACAATGTGTAGGAACTATCCCCAGCTCCTTGGAGGTGGACAAGTCTCCATTACCCCGCAAGGATGCACATACTGGTTCGATGCCGAAGGCAGGAGGCACGGATACTGTTATCCGTACTGTCGTGCTGCCTGCTGTCTCGTACCACGAAAGGATGGGGAGCCCAATGGTGAACCTCTGGATGGAGCTGCTGGAGGTTTACCCTGTAGACATCTCGTCTGGTCAGACACCCACCCAAGTCTCGGAGTGGATACCGCCACTAGAGACGATAGAGAAGAGGCTGGAGAAGGTACTGGTGTTGTCGAACAAGTCCTTTCCCAGATCCGTAGCGCTAAGACAAGTAGCGACAAAGATCAGAAACTGGGCTCTTAGATACGGAAAAGATAGAGCCGTCAAATTAGCTATAGAGCGTTTTGGAGGAATAGGTGAATGACGATGGATCAAGAGGAGAAGAATCTGGCAACGACAGTATCAATTGCGACGTCGGTAGCTGTGATAGACTCATACACAAGGGTTCTTTTTTCGACGACCCCAATACTGCCAGCGGAATCGCTGTCGATGATGGAGGAGTTGAAGAAGGAAACAGTTCAGGCTCTTCTGTGGGAGGTGAGATTATTGCGCTTCCTACGAGAAAGACCAGACAAGGCATCTCCAGGTCCTTTGTAGAGTTAGAGCTCTCTGAGCACATCAAAGACCTGACAGCATTCAAGGGAGCCTACAGTAGAATTCATGCACGGGTACTTGAGGTACAGGATGAGGGAAGGCTGATGAAACTAGTGAACTGGTCAGGTACTTCTGCCGTCATGGGCTCCCTCGAGTTGTCAATACACGCAATAGAGAGAACAGTGGAAGAACTCAAAGACTTATTGAAGAGACTTGATGCTGGTGCAATCATAGATAGTGATAAGGTGTAACATGACTGAGAGTACTGCCGACAAGCTAGTAGAGATCATTCAAGAGAGTGGTATTGCTACTGTTCTCCGTAAGACTGAGACATCAGGTTCTCTTCGTCTCTTATGCCGAGTGGGAGATAAGAAGAGATGGTGTGCTATTTTGGAACATGTGCTGTCCAAGAAGACTGGATGGACAGAACATCTATGTCAGCAGTACTTTATGAAGGACGACACTCTGGTATATGGGTGGAACTTCATATTGAATTCAGAAGATCTTCCTGCAGCTTATGACAATGCCTACAAGCTTTTCAAGGCTGCAGCTAGTGCTATTCAGGCTGGAGTAAAGAAGAGAGAGAAGCCTCGTAGGGGACAGGTAGACAGTATGCCTCTTCTAGGGGCCAGTAAGAGAAGAACTATGCAGCTGTCATTTGATCCAAGACTGCCTGGTCCTAGTCATGGTGGGCCAAGTCATAAAGGTGCCTTCACAATATCAGGAGGTGGTTAGTGGCATTTCACGGACCAGAAGCTAGTGCTTTACTTCGAGAGCGTCTTGGTGATCAAGACTTAGGTAAGTTGAGTGAGAGAGAAGAAGCAGTTATCAAGCAACGGATGGCTGCACTGGACAAGCTTTTCAAAGACAAGGTCAGTGCCAAGTACAAACTCGAGGTTCAATTCCACGAGAAGAGGTCTTACAGAGACCCATACATGGGAATAATGTGTTTCATGTCCAATGGAGACAAGTTCCATGGTGGTGGGGACAGTAAGGTGTATCTTTGTGATCAGAACAACTGTAGAGGTATTGTGACTCCTACAGAGCATGCTGTAGTAGACCTCAATGAAGATCCTGAGCAGAACAGAGCACTGAAGGTAGTGTGTCCAAAGTGCAATAAGATATCATATGCAAAAGATCTGCTGGGGGAGAGACTACTAAGACTGACTACACAGAACTGGGCAACGGCATTGGTGAACAATTTCAGATATCTTGAGAGTTGTGCAGATGTTAGACTGATCTTTCATCACTCAGATCTGCAGAGGCAGACGGCTTTAGAGATGGAGAAAGGTGCTGATGGTGACATCATCAACAAGGCACGAAATAGTAGAAAGAAAGCAATCTACCCGTGGCGTCATATTTTAATTGACACAGCGCATGGTGCTGATTTACATGGTCGCTTTTTTGCATTTCTGAATGGATCATGACCTCTAAAGAAAAGATCATCTACGGTTTAGTAGACCCTAATCTGAATAAGATCAGATATGTGGGGAGGTCTAGCAGTGGGCTGTGGCGTCCAAATGCTCATAGACATCCAAGTCGGTTAAGCAAAGGTAAAACATACTGTGACAGGTGGATACGAAAGCTATTGGCTGACGGGCAAGACTACTCTGTAGTGGTTCTAGAAACAGCAGTAGTTGATCTCAATACTAGAGAGAAGTACTGGGTAGCTTACGGTAAGGAGCAGGGATGGCCACTGACCAATACTACTAATGGTGGTCAAGGTTGGTCTGGCGGGCACTTCACCAAAGAGCACAGAAGAAAGATTTCTGAGTCTTTGCAGGGACGAAAACTCTCTGTTGAGTGTCTGCAGAAGTTGTCTGCTGTTCGTAGAGGAAGAAAACTATCTCAACGACACAAAGACAGATTGAGAGGATCACGATTAGGCACGCATCACACTGAGGAGGCCAAACGAAAAATTGGTATTGGTCAAGCCGGGAAGGTGATGTCCGAGGCTGGCAAGCAGTCATTGCGTGAAAAGCACAGTATGCCAGTTAAGGATCTTACTACAGGAGTGGTGTACAATTCTCAGAAGGTTGCTGCAAAAGAACTGGGTCTTTGCTACCGTAGTGTCAATCGTGTTCTTTGCGGAGCCATGCACACTACAGGTGGCAGATCATTTGAGTATGTTCAGAAGAATGGGAGTTAAAAATGTCAGCTAACACAAGTACCCCAGTTATTCCTACACCAGTTCAATCTCCTCGTCGTGATCAACCTGATAAGCAGACTGTAGAGGAGAAGGCTACCCATGGAAAAATATTTTGATCGATACTGCCCATGGGGCAGATTTGTATGTTAGATTTCTTGCATTCTTGAATGGGAGCTAAAATGGACACAGCTATTCTTCGTCGTAACGATCCAACTAAAATGACTCCAGCTGAGCTTGCTATTGCTGGAGCAATCAAAGAGGTACAGAAGTTAGGGGTTGATGTTAAGATCACAGCTGCTGTGCTCACTCTTTCTCGTGGGCAGGCTATGGTATCTAACTACATCGACTTAAAAAATGCTGCTCCTAAGCCTCCTAGACCAGTTAGACCTGTTTCTGGGAAGCCGGTGGTAAAACCACCAGTTCCAGTGCCAGCTAAGAAATAATACAACCGTGCCGTCGAACCCATTCGCCTACGACCCTCGTTGCATGTTCCTACTGGCTGGGATTTCAACCCTGCACCTCTCTGACGGGAGCTCTCTGGTTGACCAGGTGGTCTGAGCGACTTCGTTTGTCCACAGAGGAACAAAACCCTTATACCTTTTTTCTTGCCATTTTTCATTTGAGGAGCCTATGAGTGATCAAACATTTCAGTGTCCTAGGAGAGCAGAGTCTCCACTTCAACCATCAGGAGAAGATGATTGGGGAAAAGACGACTCCTGTAGTTACTGTGGAAGTTTGAACCCAATCACATTGATGGAACGTCTTGAAATAGGAGATGTAGAGCTAGGCCCTACTGACAAGAGCTATAAGGTCTATGTCAAGAATCGTGGTGGTGCTCTATTCAAACAGAGTTACAAGAACTGCCCTGACATCAATGATTGCTGGAAGGAGTGTAACAATGGAGCCATAGAGTGCTCACATTGGGTTACTAGAGATGTGGTGGGGACCAAATTCTATTTTCAACATCTGTCTCCAGAACAGCAGAAGAGATTCATCGAACTACTTAATGCACGGAAGATCAAACTCGGTATGCCTGGACACTTCTATGTGCTGCCATTCTTTATGGGAAAGAAGACAGAGGAGTTGAGTAATGGCTGAAATGACATTTGCTGAAAGACTAAAGGAACGAAATGCTCTGGTGCATGAGTTGTCTGTATGGAAGGAACTCGAGGAGCATCTGTCGAAATTCATGGACACTGATGCCAGTCCAACTAAACTGGGTATCAAGTCTAGTGGCGATTCTATAGTTGTACCACAGCCGATCATTGGTGGAGTACGGTCTAGACTAGCTGTAAAGATAGCCGAGGTAGAGAAGTTAATTCAACAGATCGATTTGACAAAGGTGGCCGATGAAAAACAAGCAGCTGAGAGACCAAAAGAAAAAGGACAGAAGAGCACACCGGGTGGAAAAACGGGGAGACCAAAAGGAAACTCCAACTGAAGTTAATGCCCGTGGGCTGATAGAGCTCAAACAGGAGCTAAGCAACTACAAAACACAGATGGATGCAGCTATTGGTCAGCTCTTCCAGAACCAGCAAAATATGAAGGAAGGTCTGGATTCTGCAGAGATCAATCTTCGTGTCTTCCAGAAGGTCCTCAATGGCATGCAGGAGAAAAATATTCTGTTAGTCCCTGCACCAGAACAACATCCAATGTCAGAAATCTCTGTGCCTGCTGCTAAGATCAACTGGCCAGAGTACTATAAGTTGGTAGATGCTGAGATGCAGGCTATGGCTGCTGCTGCTCTAGAAGTGGAGAAGCACAGAACTCAAGTCAGACTCAAGGTGCTAGTAGAAGACAAGAAACTTGAGTGGCTAAAAGAAAAGATCAATAAGCAGATATCAGAGCAAAAAGCAGAAGCATCTATCTTGGCTCAACAGATGCAGAATGCAGAGAGGTTCTTTGAGTCTGCTCAGGTACACATTGATCGGGCACAGAGAGGTGAGCCTTACGACACCAATAGACTCGATCAGTTACTAAATATGATTACTGCAGCTGATAAGAAGGATGCAGAAAAGACGGGTGCAGTACACCAGGATGAAGCACCAGCAGAGGCTCTAGGACGACTGTCCTATGAAGACTCTGAACATGAGGGAGATGATGTGGTATTCGGTGGAGACATACCACCACAAGAGGAGTCAAATGCCCAAGCCAATGAAGCCGATGGTAGTTAGTAGTGCTGGACATCCAGCGGCCTTTAAGAAGGTTCGATGTCCACACTGCCAGGGTTATGCTCTTTCAGACCCCCACAACGACCGCTTATTCAAGTGCAGTCGTTGTGGAAGGTCTTTCAAGGTCAGTTCTTTCTAACGCATACGGTAATACTCGGCACCGTGCCGAGTATTACCGACTGTGTCATAGTTTTGTGATCGAATCCTGCACTGCTTTGAATGTGCTCTCTGCTTGAGCAAGAAAGCGTTGGAGAGAGTAGCCGAGGTACGCTGCTCCATGTGCAGCCTGACTGAGGCTCACTAATATACCTGTGTGCTCTGCCTGGTGATCAGCCTCTTTATCTTTTTGGATTTCTTCTAGTAGTCCCACAGTGTCTCCTATAGTTCTGGATTTATGCACTCTTCGACTGACTTGTCTTCACGTACACCTTTGTATCGTGGAAGCTGGAGTTTGTTAGAGTCATCTCCACCTTTGATATAGAAACGCTCTTCAAACTCGATCTGAACACACTTGGGCCACTTCCAGGTAAGCATCTCTTCTCTGTTCAGGTCTGTGAGACCAGTGCCTACGTTTCCGCAGTACACTTCATCACCAGCTTCGTTGAGTTGATACAGAGACAAGGTGCCGACCCTGCCCATGTTCTTTCCTGTGCCCCAAGTTCCTTGAGGTGCCTCTTTGGTTCCTTCGTCTGGAGAGAAGTAGGCAATGAAGTCATCCTCTTCAGCCGTCTTCAGTTTGAAGCATGATGGTGGTCGTTCAGGTTTACCTGTGAATCTGTAGCTCTGGCCTCCAATGGTTGCATTCTTGACATAGACCACGAATCCCTCCCACCCAGTTTCTTGAATCATGGTCAAGGCTTTGGCATAAGGCATTCTCATGACCTGAATACAGCTGAGGAATTTTCCAGCTGAGTATGGTGCCGATGGATTGATGTGCTCATACTCCATGAACATGTCTGTGAAGGCATTTTCAATGGTGAGCAGACAAGCTTCATTATCGTACTTTGACTCTAGGTGTTGTCCGTCTAAGATCGGAACTCTAAATAGATAGAACTTGGCCCAGCCATCTTCAATCTGACGGTTAATGGCTTTGTCATCATCGGCATTCATGATCTTAGAGACTAGTTTGAAGTCTTTCTTGGAATTGCCTTCTCCCATGTATGCTTCGAAAAGCAGGATACTATTCGGAGGAATCCTCAGTCTCTTTAGAGCCTCACACAGATGTGGGAACTTGAGTGTGATCATGTCCATTCGTCTGGTGTAGAGATTGATGCTTCCATCCACTCTGACATGAGCAATAACACACATGCCGTTGACTTTGCGGGTATAGAGTAGAACACCTGCCTCATCTAGCTTAGCAATCTTACCCTCACTGATTGTATTGTTAGGCTTACTGAATGCCAGGTTCTTTGGTAAGAAGCCACCATGGTCAATCTCTGCGGCTGATTCACCAAGTAGGGCTTCTCCAAGGCTGTTCAGTTCTACATATCCCTCTTCAAGCTTCTTTCTGATCTGCCGTTCATACAGAAAGATGGCATTCTCTTCGGCATTGACATAGCCCTTAGTTCCAGCCTTACCTTTGCCATTAGCTATGTCTTTGGTGGTTCCATGTTCTTTGTGGGAACCGTCTTTGACGATGGCTCCCCAGGCTGTGGTGACTGTTCGTTTATTGATGTCGATGACCCAGTACCGTTCAGATTTACTATTTCGTTGTCGGAACTCACGCATGGTTTCTCCTTCTTGATCAATACTTCGGCATGGTGTCTTATTACTTGAAAAGATCGTGGAAGCTTACCTGGACGAATGGTGCCCTCCATGTGCTTCGATAGAAGCTCCATCATCTCCATGTAGCGATCTTCTGGTCTTCGTCGCGTTAGAAGATCGTGTACATTTTGCTCGGAGATCTCTGATGTGGAGATAGAGTGGTAGACATCAGTTACCCTGTATCTGGCGGTCTGCATATGATTATCGAAGTCTCGTATGTAGACTTGTTCTCCTACTCTAGGTAAGTCTGCATCGGTATCGAAAATAAATTGGTGATGCTTTCCCTCATCTATGAACCACATTAGTTTCATAGTGTGATCCCCTTGATTTTGCAGCATCGTGGACATTGTAGAGAGGTGACAGTACTGCCACGCATGAGGTTGATCCAGGCATTGCTGTCTCCAGTTACCTCGAGTTCTCCTCGTATTGGTTTAGGTTCATGCACCACAGTGTCGATCTTGATGAATGTTTCGTGGCCCCATAAGAGGCATATGATTGTTTTGAGCATGTACTCTCCTGTGTGGTTAATGTGGGAAGATCAAGTTACTTATACCTTCAGAGGAGCAATAATTGCTGGGCTAAAGGAAAGTCACAGGCACTTTCCGAATTGTATCTCTAGTTGTGATGCAATTTACTATTCTAAGACTAGTTCATATTACGGAAAGCTTTGGTGCCTTTTTGGGCAGCAAGACCTTTACCGAGTGAAGAAGCTGTTTCTTGTGCGTGTATTCTAGCTTCGTTTGCAATACGTTCTCTTTTTTCAAGAAGAGATACCCTTCTCTCTATCCTGTCTCTTTGTAACTGCTCTTGTTGTAACTGCTCAGTTAACTGGTCAAAGACTTCACGAGAAACGTACTCAGCCTTCATGATCTGCTCGATATGATCAAACATGGCATCTTGAATGTCTACGCTGGCTTCGGTGTGGATCAAGGTAGCAAATCTGATGTCGTCTCTCGTGGTCCAGAGACGACCATCTTCTCTAACACGTTTTAGCATGTTCTCGGCTTTGTGTGTTTGTAGATGATCCTTAGCACCACAATTTGTGGTGTTAAGATTGCTAAAGCGATCAGATCTTGACGCAGTCATGAGTACTGTTTTAGATGCACAACCTATGTTGGCAGCTATGACTGGAGTAGTGTTAACCCAAAGACCTCCTTCTAGTTGAAATTGTGGGATTCCTGTAATGCTGTATCCAGAGATGACCCTAGTTTTAAGCACTAGTTCTTCTCCTTGCCAAATACTTCTCTGTTCGCACTAAAGAACTTCTTAACGGGTTCTGGAGACCCATTAAGCACACTGAATCGTTTTGGATTCCTAGTAGCCATGTGTATTAGGTTACTTGGATCTAACTTGAGTCCACCTGCTACTTGATTATGTTCTGCGTAGATCACTCCTTCGTGTACTACTACAGGTATGCAAGCTCCACCAAACTCCCAACTAATAATCTCCATACTAACTTTATCCTTTACGGTGTTGCTGGGCGATATTGTCCAGTACACTCTTATACCAGGACAGATCAATAATTTGCATATAGGCTAAAGATGAACCCGAATGGGTTCTTTGGATCAGGCGCTCTTTGACACCTGTGAGAGCTATTCGCAGTATCCAGTCAAGTAATTGAACAGGACTCCTGTGTTACATGAGGGTTGTGGCCAAGCACAACTAGGACATAGGTAGCATGGGACCTGTCCTGAAGCCCCACATGAAATGCAGCTTGAGTGATCTTCATTGCACCCTAGACCAGGAACACAGTAGTACAAGGTGACAGTTGAGGTAACTGCTCTTGTACAACATGGAGTCGTGGGTGTGCCACATGCAGGAGTAGTGTCTGGTGCTTTCAATACATCTGCTGTGGTAATGGTATCTGGTATACCAGCATCCGGTATAGTAACCACTATACTTGTTCCACCAGTCCCTTTGACACCACCTGTTCCCTGAGCTCCGCCAGTACTAATCTGTCCACCGGTTCTTGGAGCAGTAGTGGTACCACCGACTGGTGTACTTCCACCGGTCCCTATATGCCCGCTAGTTTCACTTTGTCCACCTGTGTTTGGGATAGGGAGGGCACCACCAGTTGAAGCGGTAGCTCCACCGGTTTCAACACTTCCACCCGTGCTGGGGTCAATAGTCGTGGTGCCACCAAAAGAGACTGCTCCTCCGGTGCCGGAAATGGTGCTGGTTCCACCTGTGCTGGTAGTAGAACCACCAGTGCCCTTCATGCCACCAGTACCCTGAACCGTAGTAGAGCTGGTGAGATTAGACCCACCAGTTCCTTGGACGTGGCCACCCGTACTTTGTGTGCTGGTTAGGGTGTCTGTGACAGTATTGGTGGGCGGCTGGGTATCGTCCAGGCCTTTGCTGTTAGTAGAACAACCAATGATCAGAATAGCCGAAAGAATGATCTTTTTCATAGTGTTTCCTCCTATATATCTTATACCCGTTCAGAGGATTAGAATTTCATCATTTACAGGCTAAAATAGAAGAGCCACTGTTAGGTGGCTCCTCTATCTATCTTACGGTAGACACTAGATACTATCTGGCAAATGTTCTGGTGGATGCTCTGTTCGAAGCTCCATCATATTGTCGAAATCTTTTCGGATAGTATTGAGGTCTTCTTTGATCTGGTTGACTTCAGTCTCTAGTTTACTGATTTTGTCGAGTTTGGTGTTGAGGGACTGAAGAAGAGCTTTGCTGTCCTCCACAACTTGTGCCAGCTTGTCTGCTCTATCTTTTTCGACACGAAGAGCAGCTTTGGGTTTTGAACCGGAGTGGTTTTTGCGGTCTTTGGAGGGGGTCTTGTTGGACTTTGTCATTTGTGATCCTTTGGTAAAGCTTATTGTTTCTACAGCAAAATACTTATACCTTACCTAGTGATCATATTTCATGGCTAAGAAGAACACAAAGGTGCTCTTCTGCCTTAACGTCTTTAAGGAATAGCTAATTGATCTCTGTTAGACGCTTGATTCCTTTCTGTGCTTGGAGTCCTTTGCCATTAGCACTACCAATAGCTTCAATGAATGGCTTTGCCCACTCAATGATCTCTTCTAGTGCTGATACTCTATTCTCTAGTGTACCAGTTCGTTTCTTTTCTATTCTTAGCGCTTCAGCTGTTTCGTTGAGCTGTTGTATGAGCTGTTCATTCTCTTGTACAGTGGGCACGTCTATGCTAGCGTGTTTCTTGATCAGTTCTTTTAGACCTTTTCTGAATTCTTTTCCAATGCTAGATCTAATTGCAAACCCAAAAGACAACATATCGTCCTCTGTTGGTATGTGCATGTCATCTCTTAGTCGTTCAATCCCAAACAAGCCTTTGTTGTTAGCATAAACATTCTTTACGCTAGGGTACTTTGCTGATAAGTCTCCTAGTCTAATTCCATCAAACTCGTCTGGTCTTGTATTACGTATCATACGTAGATCGTCTGGAGTTACCTCAAGAGCAGAAGCCAACATGTGATAGGTAGAGTATAGTATTCCTCCGATCTTGAGCATAGGGATGACTAAATTGTGAAACTTCCAGTGTACTATTTTGATCATTACTGCTTCCTTGACTATATTGCTGGGCGATATTGTCCAGTACGACCTTATACCAGGACAGATCAATAATTTGCACTCTTGCATCGTAACTCAAGATAGGCCATCATCTGCCTATGGCTGACCAACAATCCGTCTATGTCTTACTTGCAAAACCACAAGGTAGAGAGTTTGCTGACTGTAATATCAGTGAGCGAAGGGCCGCTATGGTCCCAGAAGTCGAAGCATTCAACAAGTATATGCGTGAGCTACCATCAGAAAAGGGTGGTGGGGCTTTGTCTCCAATAGAGATGACGCTTATACGAACCTACATTGCGTGGAAACTGAGTAATGTCACGCAGTCGGATTCAGGTACCTAGAATCGAGGATGGAAAAATGGGCCGAAAAGTAGTCGTTGAGATCAAATGTGATCGATGTGCACGCACAGAACACTTACCTGCTAATGGTTCTCAAGCCAATGATGAGCCACAGTTCAAAGGTACGTTCCAGGGTATGACCATCGAGTACAAAGATTTATGTACTTCATGCAAAGACATTGTAGCTATGAGGTGGAATGAACTGACTCGTCCTCTTCTCAAAGCTTCTCCTCAAAGAGATCGAACTGAAAAGTTGGCTAAAATAACAGCACCAAAATCTGTAGCAGCTACTCCTACACCACCACCTGTACCTACTAAATTGAGTCCGCACGGTACCTCCTCGAGGTCCTAGTCTCACTCCTCCCTTCCGGGTGGGTGGCGCTGACCAAGAGCTTGCGTTCCCTTGCTCTCCTGACGTCTCAGGGGAACAAAACTCTTATACCATTGTATGGTGCCGTTTTTCGGCCTATTGTGGTACCCTAACTGTTGACGGTGCCACAGAAAAATGCCTGTATACAGTGATCAAGTAAGCGGCATATTTGCCCAGCAAAACCAGATGTTTGCTGCGTATGGTTCATTTGCAGCAGGCTTCTCTCCAGATGGGCCTCCAGGCATGTCTCCTTGGGCTGGAGGCCCTCCACCTACCTTTGAAGAGGCTCCATACACTGCTGGCACAAAGGTGATGGGTGCAGCTCATTCTATGATGCCTGCTGCTATCGGAATGGGAACACTGGCTGGGAGTATGCTCCTTCCAGGTGCTCTAGGTAGAGCTGTAGGCAATCTAGACCCCTTTCAGGCTGCTCTTGGTGGCTTTGGTAGAGCATCTGGTATTACTCGAGGGATAGCTGGTCAGGGCATTATGGACTCTATAGGCACTATGGGTGCCAACATTGGCAGGATTGGGGCTGGTGGTTTTGGAAATGTAGTTCGTGCTGGTATCACTGGACTTGGTGGAGCAGCTATGGCCGCAGCTCTTCCAATGGCAGGCATGGCTGCTGTACAACATGTCGGCGGCCAAATGATCGAAGGTGCTCAGTACACACAACGAGTACAGAAATCACTTAGTCAGAACTTCCGCTTCTTGAATAATCAGTCCGCAACAGGGTTTGGTTTCAGTCGTGAGCAGAGCAAAGACATAGCAGATACGATGAGAGAGATGGGTAGCAAGGACATCATGTCCTCCCCAGGTGAGATGTTGAAGTTGATGGAGCAGGGTGTACAGGGAGGCATGTTCCGAGCGGTTCAAGACGCAAAGTCATTCAAGAGTAAGTTCCAGGAGATGACTAAGTCTCTGAAGGAGATTGCAAAGACTTTCAATACCACCATGGAAGGTGCGATGCCATTCCTTACAGAAGCTCGTCGTATGGGTTTCTGGACACCTTCAGATGTCATGCGCCTTGCTACTCCTACTCAAGCTGCTGCGATCAATACAGGTCAATCGGTAGCACAGGTTCAGGCTATGCAGCAGCAGGGTGCTGCTATGGCTAGACAA